AAGTCACCAAGTCATAGCTTTGGATCTCGGCATTGGTCGTTGCATCACCAGCGTAGCGAACCACACCAGCAGCGTTGATCAAGTCGATCTGCAGAGCATCTTCAGTGATCTCGTTGGCACCCAACAGCATTTCGCGGTTGATGTGTTCCATCAATTCAGCGTCAGTGTCGAAGTCCATGGACTCTTGGGTGTACTCGTCGAAGAAGCCGAACTTCTCGAGAGTGCCTTCGAGTTCAATGCGCTTGAAACCAACACGGTTCACGCGGCCGCCGGTCTCAGACAGAGCAGGCATCTTGCCGGAGATCGTGCCGATGTCCTTGCTCGAGCCGTACAGGTTGCCACCAGCGTAAGAAGCACCAGCTGCATCCAGACCTTGGTCGTTGACGTTGCGGTCATCGAGCAAAGGCATGTAGTGGTAGCGCTTGATCTTTTTGCCGTAGTTCTTTGGCATGGAAGTCACGTCAGCCAGCTGCGTGAAGAACGTCAGTTTTGGCAGTTCAACCAGCGCTTTTTTAGCGTAGTAGTGGTTGACGATTTGGGAACCCACGGTCGAAGCCGTGGTTGGGGGGTTTTTGAATTGCATCGACATGGTCGTTATCCTTCGTTACAGAAATTGTTTGTTCACATGTTTGCTGAACTCTTCATCTGACATCGACAGGGGGTTGAAGTCCTGAGTGCCAGCGTTGGGTGCAGCAGCTTTAGTGGAGCTTGCAGCTCGCTTTTTGTCTTTCAGCCTATCGCCATCGTCCTGCTTCGGTTTCGGTTGAACCACGACTTTCTCTGCGGGAGGTTGTGGCTTAGGCTGGGAGCTACCCTTGGCTAAAGCGTTGAACTCTCCGCGAGCGTGTAGTGCATCACCGACTTGCCGGTAGGCTTCAATGTCAGATACGCCATTCAAGCGACCAAACATGCGCTCGTTGTCGATCTCCTTCTGAATGCGGTCATAAATGCCAGTTGAAATATGGTCATTGATGACTCGCAACAGCTGGGGATTTCCAGCGATCACATTTTTGCTTGCAGCGTCCCACTTAGTGCTAACAATATCGAGTGTCCGGGTGTACGAAGGAGTTCCTTGAATTTCATCAAGGACCGTATCCAGCTCAATCTCACGGTCGTCAACAGTGTAAGTAGACTGCTTGTACGCGCTTGCCTTATCAGCGTCAAGATCCATAGGATCAATGCCGCTGTCCTTGACCAGCTTATTGATTGCGGCTGGATCTTTACGATTCAGGTCAATCAAGAAGCTGATTTTCTCTTCACTCAGAAGTTCTGCTTTCTCAAGCAACTTCATGAGCTTCAGATTGGGTTTCAGAGCCGCCATCTTCTTGTTGTAGTTGGCACCCATCTGCATGAGCGTGATCGCTTCGTCGACATTGCCGACTTGGATATCACGGCCATTGGCCTTGAAGGGAGCCAGAAGACGCTTGTACTCTGTCTCAAAGTTAATTGTAGAGTCATCTGCAGGCTTTTTGTCATCAGCGTCTGCAAGATCTTTCTCTTCAGATGTTTTATCGTCTACGGCTTTGGCAGGATCTGCTTTGTCTTCGCCTTCAGCCGATTCCTCCTCGCCCGGCTTGGCAGCCGGCTCGTCGTCATCGCCTTCGGCTTGATCATCAGCATCGTCTGCTGCATCAGCATCAGAGTCATCGCCATCAGCAGCGTCTGCATCTGCTGAATCAGCGCCGTCACCAGCCTGGTCGACTTGAGAACCGTCAACACCATCGGTCGATGTGCCATCTTCATCGTCATCATCAGGCTCAACGGTAGTGGCTACCGGGCCCGTCATGTTCATGATCTCCTCGTCCGACATGGACAAGTAGTCAGGCGTTTGAACCTTTTTGTCAGTAGTGGCTTCAGACATGTTTATGCCTCCTCAGCCGCGATTTCTTCAAGCGCTGCTTCGTCGTGGTCAATACTCTTGCGAGCCATGGACGCTTGTTGGACGATCGTGCTGAAGAAGAGGTTCAGATTGCCAATTGAGTCGATCTGGGTGATGATTGACTTTTGCATCTCTGCAGATTGAAGCGCAGGATTGGACTTGGCCTGAACCAAACGAACGGCTTCTTTTTCGAAGTAGCCCTCCATCACAATGGTTTTGAAATCCTTGTTGGACTTCAGACGCTCGAGTGCGTCGGCCAGCTCAATCAGCTTACGTGCTGATCGGATGCTTTCTTCGATGACTTTGATTTGGTTGCTCATTGTCTACCAGTGCTTTCAAAAAAGTTAATAGAGGAATGGATAGGGTTCTATCCACTCCCCGATCATATTACTTTTTTGGTGCAGCTCTATTCAGAATGTATTCTTTTAAGAGATCCCGGCTACGTTCTTCGCGCGCGAAGTCGTGTTCCATGGTCTTGGCTTGCATCTGACTGCGCGCTTGTTCGCCGTGCAATTCCTTGGCTCGTTCTTGCTTGACACCCGACTCGGTCTCGACAAAGTCGAGGTTCTTGAGGTCGGTGTCGGACTGCACGTTTGCAGCCACGGCTTGCTCGGTGCCACTCTTGGCAGCGTTGAGTTGCGCGGTTGCCTGGTGTTGCGCAGCCATCGCGTTTTCCTTGGCAATCTGGGCCTTGAGCAATTCGATCTTGAGTTGCTTTTCTTCCTGAACCAAGGGGTCTGGTTGCGCTTGGAACGTCTCCACGCGGTGCGCAAAGTCAGGCATCTTGCGCAGTCGAGCAATGTCAGCCAGGATCATCTTGACCATGTCAGGGTCGCCATTGGGGCCCACGGTCTGCAGCAAGAATGCCAACTGCTCGGCCTTGTTGTTGTCTTCTTCAGCGGTGCTGATCGACAACTTCAGGTCAAAGTTTCCAGCCAGGTCGTCGCGGCGAATCACGGCAAACTCGTCGTTCGTGATCCGGATGATTTCTTCTTCGCTCAAGAACTCCGCGTTCATGCTGATGATCTTGCGGCCAATGCGAACGATGCCGCTCGACAAACGACGCAGAATGCCAAGCTCGCGCTTGGAAGCAGCATCCAATGCACCGCGCACGCCGGCAGCCACATCGCCCAGGGACTGGCCCGAGACGCCTTGGCTGAACGACTTGACGCCGGTCATCGACTCGGCTTCCATGTTCTGCAGGCTCAGCATGAACTGGGCGGACTGAGGGATCTCGGGGTAGGTGTGCATGAAGACACCTTGGCGAGGATCGACGTTTGCGTTGAACTCGTAGTCCAGGCCCTTGTCGAACTTGCGGCGGTTGGTTGCATCGAGCATGTCCTTGCGGATACCCGTCTGGCCGTTGGCCGACTTGCCCATGATGTCGATCATGCCGCGCGTGACAGCACCCACCACCTTCTGGTTGTCTTCGAGCAGCGCGCCATCGGGCTCGCCGTAGTTGCTCTTGCGCACAGGCAAGTAGTGCTCGATGACGAAGGGGATCTTCTTGTCGGGATAGGGGTTCTCTTCCAAACGGATCATGGTGTCGCCGACCCAGGCGGCCACGAACGGCTTGGTCTTGCCCGAATTCTCGATGTCCCAGAAGCCCCAGTACTCGTGAACCACGAGTTTCTTGCGGGGCTTGTCATGGAAGTTGAAGCTGCGAACACCGTCTGAAGGGGTGTGATCGGGCGTGCCCAACACGGTGTTGGCATCGACGTTCACGTACTGCAGGTTCTTGTAGCGCTTGTCCTTCTTGAGCTCAGCCATCGAGGTCTCGAAGGTGTAGACAAGGAAGCCAGCCTTGTCGATGTTGCCCATGCAGGTCGGGTCAACGATGACATTGCGAAAGTCACAGACTTCGAGCGTGGGTCGGTTGACCAACGTCTTCATCTGCTTTTCTTTCTTGGAGCCAACGATCACGGGCTCGATCGGCTGGCCTTGTTCTTTGTAGAGCTCATGTGCTTGCTTGAGTTCGTCAGGCACATCGGTCATGTATTCGCTGGGAGACTCTTCTTCCAGCTGGTCCAGATGCTCGTGCATCGGGCCGTATTCCGGGTTGATCACGTACTGGACATCAGGCACGTCGACTTCGATTTCTTCTTCCTGGAAGTCCCAACCCACTCGAACAATGACAGTACCTTCGTCGACTGCGGCTCGCACGTATTCATCGACGAACTTGGTCTTGTCCACATGCACGTTGAACTGGTGATTCAAAACCAGTTCATTTTGCTTTGCTGCATTGCGGTCTTCCCAGGTCACCGGCTTCACGTTGAACACGTCGTCGGTGCTCAGGAACGGCTCGCTCAGTGCGGCATATCGCCACTCGGCTTGTTTTCGAATCAGCTTCGGAACAATGCTCGAGTTCCCCTTGGGTGTATTGACCTTCGCTGAACCGGTGA